GTTGTTCGTCTCTTTGGGTGTTTTTATGCGCACTACTCTAATCTTTTGCTTCCTTTTGACAGTTTGCTTGTGTGTGTCGGAAGCAGATAGCACCACAACGCGAAAGCACATCCGGCTTTCCAAGCCTTTGGCTGAATACGCCGCAGCCTCCGGCAAATCCGATCGCGCACTAAAAAATCTCATTCGCGTCGGCAAGCAGCAGAACAACCCTGTCCCATTCGACGATCTCCCGCGGATGCTCGACTGGTGGGCCGCGTGCATGAAGCACACCCCGCCGGCGTGGCTTCACGCATGGATCGCCACAGCCAATCCATCTACACCAGGCCTCATTGAACGTGATTTCTCACAGGTCAAAGGCCTCAGCATAGAAGAAAACGTCGAGGGCGCCCGGAAGATGCACGCAATCAACAATCTCCTGCTCGAGGAAGCCCACCGATCAGGCAACGACAATCTCGTCCAGCAACGCCACCGAAACTACCAGCAAAGTCTCAACACCCTTCGCACCGCCGAGCTCAACCTCATCGAAGTCCAGGAGGCGCGCGGCGGGCTCATCGACAAAGAGACAGTCGCGGCCGAGACCGCCCAGCTCCTCGAGATCCTGAAACTCCAGCGCGAACAGATGCCGGCGAACATCCTTAAAGACCTAGCCCGATCGCATAACCGGCCACTGCGCCGAATCCTTCGACTCATTCAACCCCACCTGCTCGCTTCCATTAACAACGTCCGCGCGCAGGAAGACGTCATTTTTCGTAAACTGGACGCCGTAGATTCAACCCAAACCGCCTTGGATATCCTCGAAAAGTAAGTGGCTGCCATCCGATTCAACTGGTCTCTGTTCCCAGCCATTGCCGCGGCGGTGTTCGCTCCGCGGCCGGAGGATCCGTTACCGATCTGGGCGCAGAAACACGTCCGGCTCGATTCGCGGATGACCAGCCGGCCGGGGCAATACGATCCGAACGAATATCCTGCCACCTGGGAATTCCAGGAAATCTTTCGAACGCGCCACGTATGGGAACAGGAGATCGAACCCGGCGTTACGATCATCATCGATCAACCCGAGCGCGCCGCCGCAAATGACGCAGTTTTTTTATCAACTGAAAAACTCACCCGCACCCGCGTCCACCAGATCGACGTGATGAAATCCACGCAATCGGGTTTCACCGAAGCCGCGCTCAACGGCGTCCGATGGATGGCAGTGAACGATCCGAAGAACATCATATTTGCCATCGATAATCGTGCTCAGGCCGGAGAGGTAAACGAGATCCGGTTGCAGCGCACGCTCAAAAACATGGGCGAAAAATTCCAGATCTTCACCGGCGACGTGGACGACGAGAGCAAGTTCACCCTCAAGCTGCGCCGGATGATAATCTATTTCCTCGGCAGTTACAGCGCAGGCGCGTTTGCGCAAAAAAACTGCGAGGTCGGCATAAATGATGAGCTCGAGGAACACGGGACGCCCAACAGCGTCGACGATCTACGCAGCCGCATGAAATCGTATCCGAACCGACTGCTCATCAACATGAGTAAACCGCAGGATCTACTCCGCGACGCCGAAGACCGCATCGTTGGCGGGCCCATCGCCCGCGAACACGCCCGAGGCTCCATGCACGTCCTAGAAGTGCCTTGTCCTCATTGCTCGGAAGAGCAAGGAAAGTTCGCTGGCTACCAGGAACTACGCCAGGAGAACATGAAATTCTCCCATTGCAAAAACCTGATGGAAGAATGGGATTTCCAGCGCGTCCTTACCGAAACCTTTTTCGAGTGCGTCCATTGCCATAAACCCATTACCGAAGATCACAAACGCTGGATGAACGATCGCGCGCATCGCCGGTGGCGCCGCACGAATTTCCGCGCAGAGCCCAACCACATCAGCTTTCAGGTCTCAGATTTCCTTAGCTACGACGATTCGGTGAGCTGGGGCCGGCTCGCCATCGAATACATCAAAAGCAAAGGCGACCCCGTAAAACGCAAGGCCTACAGGAACCATCACCAGGGATTGCCCCAGGAAAAATTCGAGACCAAGACGGAACTTAAAGACATCCTGCTTTTGCGCGGCCCATACAAACGCGGACAGATGCCATGGCCGCCAGCCGCGGTCATCCTCGGCGCCGACGTCGGCCTCACCTACGTTAAATGGGCAGTTTACGCATTCCGCCGCAGCCTCGAATGGGGCGATGGCGAATGTGCTGTGGTCGATTGGGGATTGGATCTGCACCCCGACGACATCTCCCGAAGAATGGACCTCGCACGCTATGAATGCACTACCGATTCGGAAAAATATGGGATCAGCCAGGGAGTCATGGATTCCAAATATCGACGAATTGAAGTCCATCTCGCTTGCCTGCGGCTACCCAAAAGGCTTTACCCCAGCGCAGGCATTCGAGCTGGGATTTCGATGCGGTCAATTAGTTTCAACCGTCCACCAAACAGACCTGCGTGGTTTGGGGTTATCGTTTACAACGACGACGACGCTAAGTCTGAGCTCTACACCGACCGCCTCGGCGCGTGGTCGCACTGGAAAAAGATCAACGAACCGCCCGACCAAAAACCGTTGACCCCGCGGATCTGGCTCCCGGAAGACATTAACTCCACCGACCGGATAAACGGTTACGCCGGCAAAGAATTCCTCGAGGAGCACACCCGCGAAAACATGGTCGGCATGGCCAATGGCCGGTTCGAATGGAAACGCAAAGGCGCCAACGAAGGCGGCGATTGCACTAAAGTCGCCTGCATGGCATGGCGCTTCTACATGCTAGGCCAGGAACCATTGGACGCCACCAGTCAAGCCGCGCAAGCCGCCGAAATCGCGGAAGCTATTAACGTTTAAATAGTCATGCCTGAAAAACCAAAAAGCCACCTACCGAACGGGAAGACCGACCCAAACTATACAAGATGGTATCGCAGACTTTCGTTAAAAAGAACGATCAGAATCGAGATCCAGAAAAGCCTAATCGACATCGAACGCAGGTTTGCAATTGAATCAGGAGATCTCGTTTGCCCCGGGCAACGCCTGAATAAATACGCGCAAGGTTTACCCTGCGCCCTCGTATTTGTCCCGAAATCCTACGATTGACATCGCGCTATCGCGATGGCTGATCGCGATAAAGTCGCTGCGGCGGTCGCGTATCTCAAGCGCGTCTACGTAAACGACATTCCTTCTATTACCGCCATGGCCGCGACGGCGTTTGCCGCGGTCATGGACGGGACCAAAGTCATCCAGGTCTCTTACGAAGGCGGAACCGCGGGGTCACAGCTTTATTTCGATCCGTCGCTGCTCCTGGGCGCGTGCGAGGAAGCCATCGCCGATCTCACCGCCATTTCGAACGGAAGCACCGGGTCCAGTCCACGGGTCATCACCGCCGATTTCTCCCACAAATTTTTATCGACCTAAAGAATCAGACACCACGGATTACACGGATGGCACGGATAAGACAAAAAACAAAAACGCGGACCTCTTTACCATCCGAGAAATCCGTGTCATCCGTGGTTAAATCTGTCTCTGGTAAAACCGGCACAGACATAAAGAACGCCATCGGCGCTTACGACGGCGCGAATTGGTGGTCCACTTCGCGCGGTTACGTCTATTTCCCCACGCTGGACAGCCGTAAAGACCTCGATTCTTACACGCTTTTCGAGCTGCGTAAACGTTCCCGGTGGCTTTACGTCAATTCAGGGTTCGCCACCCGTTGCGTGGACGGCATCGCCAACATGGTTGGCAGCCTTACCCCGGTCCCGCAGACCAGCGATAAAGAATGGAACCAGCTCGCACTCGATTCATTTATGAATTTCGCCGGCACAGCTGGTATATTCGATGTCGGCGGCAGGTTCAATTTCTGGGATGCCCAGGTAATGATGACCACGCTCCGTCTCATCGACGGAGATATTTTGCCGGTATTAACCTCGTGGCCCGATAGCAACATCGCCGCGTGCATGTTTTACGAAGCCCACCAGGTAGATAATTCCAGCGATACCACCATGGACCAAAGCCAGTGGACGGATGGGGTGCGCACCAGCCCACAAGGGCGCCCCGTCCAGTTCAGGGTGGTTACAGGAGATCAATATGGAAACTTCTCACCTTCGCGCAACGGCCAGAAATCGGTCGATATCGACGCAAAAGACGCCTGCTTCCACGCGCAATACCGCCGACCTGGTCGTGTTAGAGGCGAGCCGGCTCTCCGTCACGCCATCAACCATCTTCTTGATCGATCAGAAATCATTGGCTTCACTAAGGCGAGCATTAAAAACGCTTCCACGATCGGGTTCCAGATCACAAAGCAAGCCAGCGAACCGAGTTCAATGCCGAGTCTCTCCCCGCCGCCAAAAGGCACCGGCGGCGGCACGCAAACGGTAACTCTTTCCAATGGCCGAACCGTATTAGCCGAAGACGTCTTGACCGGTGGCAAAGCGCTGGAGATGGACCCCGGCGAAGAGGTTAAACTCCTGCTGGACCAACGCCCGCACCCCAACCAGATCGAATTTCTCGAATACCTGGCGCGCGACATCAGCTGGGGCGTCGGTTGCTCGAGCGACATTCTCTGGAACATCTACAAGCTCGGCGGCGCAACGGTGCGCTACGTCATGGCCGACGCGCAACAAACCTTGATTGAACCCGCGCAATGCCTACTCGCCGATCAATTCTGTAGCCGATTCTGGGTCTATTTCCTGGCCAAGGAAATGAAGCGAGGCGCACTTCGCCCGTGCAAAGATCCCAGTTGGTGGAAACACGATTGGCAACCGCAGCGAAAACTGACAGTCGACATCGGCAGGGATGGAAAACTTTATCTTGACATGCACAAGAGCGGGTTAATCTCGCTCAAGCGTTTCCACAGCCAGCAAGGCCAAAACTGGCAGGATGAAACCAACGATTACCTCGACGAACGCGCTTACATCATCAAAGCCGTGGAAGCCCGCGGCTTAACGATGGAGCAAGCATACCCGCCCGAACCCGGCAGCGCCAACGTCACGGTGCGAGAGCAAGCAGACCCAGGCGATCCTGGTGCCGGTCAACCCGAAGAGAAAGCCGGCAAGGCTGTCGCGCCGCCAAAGCCGTCAAACGAAATTACCCCGAAAGATTTCCTGGCGATTGTGACGGCACTGAAACCTGCCGCAGCGCCCGTCAATATCACGTTCCCGGAGCAGAAATACGAAATCCATTCTTCGCCTGTCACCGTCCATCCGTCGCAGCACACAATCGAAAATAACATCATTCCTCCGCCGCAACCAAAAATCGACGTCCATGTCGGCACTCCACCGGCCCCGATCGTCCATGTGGCCCCGGCACCTGCTCCAGTAGTGAAGATAGAAAACAAGATCGACCTGCCGAAGCCCGAAAAAAAGAAAATCAAGGTTCGACGCGACGCCGACGGCCATATGACCAGCCTGGAAACCGAGTAATCCGATGGCTGACAACACGCGGCTACCCATCGGGACGCAGGATGGAGATACCTACGCCAGCGACGATATCGCCGGCATAAAGATACAGCGGGTAAAAATCACCCTCGGCGGCGACGGAACGAACGACGGCGACGTCGCCAGCAGCAACCCGATGCCTATCACTGGCACCGTCACCGCATCCGGGCCGATTACAGATACCCAGCTTCGCGCATCCAAAGTCCCAGTCACCGCGGATATCGCCGCTGCGCAAACGCTCGCAACAGTCACCACGCTCGGCACGATTACCAACGTTGTCCACATAGATGATAACGCCGGCAGCCTCACCGTAGATGGCACGATCACCACGAACGAACTCCCCGACGCCACCGCGGCCTACGCCCCGAGTAACGCCACAAGTGCCGCCTACGAATCCAACCGGGTGATAAAGGGTTCAGCCGGCGTGTTATTCGCAATCACGGGATTTAATTCGAGCACCAGCGACCAATTCATTCAAATACACGACTCCAGCTCATTGCCGGCAGATACTGCAATTCCATCGGTAATGTTCCTTGTCCGCGCATCTCGCGATTTCTCGCTCAGTTTCGGCGGCAAATTCGGCCGCTACTTTTCCGCGGGGATAGTGATCTGTAATTCATCCACTGGCCCCACTAAAACCATCGGATCGGCAGACTGCTGGTTCGACGCGCAATACAAATAGAAAGATCAATTATGAAAAACCTGATATTACCTGAAAGCCACAGAGGACTTCCAGATCCGCGTAAAGGACTTCAATTCGTCGAATGCTTCCAGCAAGCACGCCGAATCGTGTCGGAACATCGATCACAAAACCCGCTCGATTTCGATCCAATCTGCGGCCGCCAGTTATTCAACGACGGACCATACATCGATCCGCCCGTGGCGAATCTGGCAACTCTAAGCTCTACATCCATCGAGGATATTTGGACCTCGACTGTTTACACGCCCATTTTTGCTAACGACCCCAAGGCTGGAAAAATCTACTGCGTTCGCGCCGGCGGAACGATCTCGCTTACTGGCGGCACAGCGATCATCACGCCGCAGCTTAACACCAGTTCCACGGCACTGGGCGCAAGCCTTACAGTAGGCACTGTCACGGCCGCGATCGCGGCATGGTATCTTGCATTTGATCTGGTCATCCGCACCGTGGGAACATCAGGAACCTGTATCGGCACCGGATATTTTGCGATGAATGGCGGAGTCAGTTCTGGCACAGCCAATCCAAACATGATTGCGTTCGGCGGCACTTCCGCGGCCATAAATACGACCGTGAACGATGCCATCCAAATTAGGAAAACACTAAGCACCACGAATTCGATGATCCCACAATTCGTTTACATGTTCAGTAGGAACTAGAGCGTGCAAGGTCCCGGCATCGCCCCCTGTTTTCCAGGGCCATCGAGTCCACCATTTCGTAGTTTATACGAACAGGATGACTCGTTTGGCCAGCCGCCGCCGGCTTTACTCGGCTTCACCGAGTTCTACATGACCAGTGCTGGGTCAAACATCAACGCTGGCTCGACCACCGGTAGCGCAATCTACACCAGCACAAATGGCAACTGGTCAACTACGACTCACATATTCACACCGACAGATGGCAGCACCCCCGCCAGCACGGTTAATGTAGGCGACTTTGCGTCAATCTACATTGACGGAGCTACGACTGGTGTCTATATCGCTAGAATAACGGCAGTAGCCTCTGGAGCGAATGGAGCTATTACCACAGACACCGTAGCTATTTACGGGACCGCTCCGGTTACGAGCGCCACTGCCAGAAGCATCAATGTGGGCGGGTCATGGCAAGGGCCGGGCTCGGCGGTCACTTTTCCGTTTGGGCTAACAGGGAGTTTGGACGTCCTTTTTAATGTCAGAGGCAACCATGTTCGACTTAATGCCAAGAACGACCAAACCTATACAATGACGGCAACGCTGCCCATTACTACGCTGCGCAATGCCGTAATGCAGGGTTATAGTTCTACACCTGGGGATGGAGGTAAAGCAACCTTCACGAGTAACGTTACGTCTTCGTCTAACTTCAGTAATACCGCTGTTAACTCAACTTTGATTGACCTTATTTTTAATAACACCGGAGCATCTAACACTAATAACCTGTTCGACGCGTCGGGCACCAATAATACATTCCTGCGATGCGTGTTTCATGGAGCAAGAGCGTCAGGTTTGAATAATTCGGGGGGAACCGTGATGCTGGCCGTAGAGTGCGAATCGTACGATTGCAATAAGAGCAATACCGCCGGCTTTGCCGGGTTTTCCAACCGGAATACCGCCAGTCTGCTTATCTGCATTAATTGCTATTCGCATGACCATATAAGCGGATCGAACGCAGACAACTTCTGCTCCTCAAATAATGGTTCTCCGTTGTGTCTTATCAATTCAATTGGGGAGAGTTCAGCCGGTATTGGGCTAAATGCTATAGACCCCAGCGCTGGCCAAGTCGTATCCATAAATAGCAACTTTTACAACAATACCGGCGACGCCATCAAGATGTCGCCCACTAACCAGGTAGGGTTCGCGTTGCTCATGAACAATAATTTCCTCAAGAACGGGGGCAGGGCTGTAAATAACACCAATGCCAAGCAGTCTGGGATACTTTACAACAATGGTCGCGGATCAGGGTTGCAAACGAATGGCCCCGGAGACGCCCTTGGATCGATCGTAAATACGGGAACGGACATTCAATACCCGGCTAATGTAACTCCATGGAGTTCCCCCGATACGGGGGATTTTTCCACCATCCTGTCAGCCGCTATTGGGGCTGGCCGTGCGATATTTACCGAGACAGACGGAACAAACTCAGGCACGGCCAGTTTCCCTGATATCGGCGCTGCGCAAGCGAATTCCGTCGCATCCGGGCTATGGGCTGGAGGAGTGTTCACTTGCCCATCCGGATTCGTGCAACACGCATATCTACTTAAGCAGAGTTTCCTGATACCACTCACGTTCACTTTACAATCGGGTGCATTGCCGCCGGGCCTGAGTTTATCGCAACCCGATAACCTTAGCTTCCTAATATCCGGCACGCCCACTGCGGTGGGCACTTATGATTTTGTAATTCGAGGCACCCAGGGATCTTCATCTGGCGATGCTGCCCAAGAAATCACCATCAGCGCCGATCCCGATGAAGGCATCGGCGCTTTACTCGGAGGGTTGCGGCCGTGCTAATCCCGCTCCGCTCAATCTTTGAATCCGGAGTAATCCCGCCTGGCCCCGCAGCCACAACACCTGGCGCTTACATGGCACATCCCGCCATCCTAGCCATGCCGCAATTCTTAATCGAACGCCGTAAACAACGCCAGATGGAAGAAGAATTGGTGTCGCTGATGTTTGAAGAATTTTGACGTTGCAGCTATTTCAACCTCCAGATTGCAACTTTTTCTAAAATGGCTACTTCCTCTAATGTCGGCGGCCGCGATTTCGCGGGTGACGTAACTTGCCGCGGCACATTCAAATGTGACGATGTGCAGGATAGATCAGGCAACCCGTTCGTAGCCAGCCCCGGAACCGATGTTGTCTGGATAAGCAAGGCCGGCGTTCCCGGAAGTGGCGACGGCGCAAATACGGCCGGCAAAGGCTCGCTTTGCAGCGATACCACCAACAGCGATCTATACATCAACGCCGGCACCAAAGCCACGCCGACCTGGAAGCTAGTCACCAGGGCGGCGTAGGAAGAAAAAGCTGAAAGCTGAAAGCAGAAAGCGGAAACACGCTAGAAACTTCCGCTTTTTCCCGCTTTTGACACTTCGTCAAAAGCAATGCGCTGGTATGAATTCAAAAACTCCGCGACTCCTGGCGAGACCGAACTATATCTTTACAACGAAATCGGCAGCTGGGGCATTTCTGCGGCTGATTTCCTGGCCGATCTACAAAAAGTTCCGAAGACCGATCACATATCGCTCCACGTCCATTCTCCCGGCGGCGACGTGTTCGACGGACAAGCCATCTTCACAGCTTTAAGCCGGCACCCAGGCGGCGTAACCACTCACATCGACGGATTAGCCGCGAGCATGGCCAGCGTAGTCGCGCTCGCAGGGCTCCCCGTCAAGATGGCTGGGAACGCCATGATAATGATTCACAATGTTTCAGGTATGGCCATGGGCGACTCCGGCGACATGCACAAAACCGCTGATCTCCTGGATAAAGTCGGCGAAACCATCACCGCGGTTTACGCGGGCAAGACCGGGCTCCCCCGCGATGAAGTCCGCAGAATGATGAATGAGGAGACCTGGATGACCGCCACTCAGGCCAAGGCATTCAACTTCGTAGACGAAATCACCGGCGACATGAAACTGGCCGCACAAATTGACACGACCAAACTAAAGAACTTCAAAAACGTCCCCAAAAACCTCATGGAAAACACTGAACAGAAAACGGAAGATATCAATCAGGAAAGCAGGAAAGCAGGAAACGAAGAAATTCAGGTTTCCGGGACCGAGGGTTCCTCACTTCCTGATTCAAAACCTTCTTTGTTTTCCCGCGTTAGCGGCTGGATCAAAGATAACGCCGCGCTGGTAAACGAAAACGCATCGCTCCGCAGCGAGATCGACGCCGCGCAAAAAGAATCCTGCGGTTACGTGAACCAGATCACCGAGCAGCAGGGCATCATAGACCGGCTGGAAAGCGAACTCACGCAGTTTAAGACCGACGCCCAGGCACTCGAGGCCGCGATGAACGAAGCGAATCAAAAAGCCGCAACCGTATCGGAAAATACGGCTGCGCAAATCGCCGCGCTCGGGTTCGATCAAACCAAACTCCCCGCCGCGGTCCCGGCCGATGCAGTGAAAAGCGATCAGGACATTCTCGACGAATACAACGAGATCCCTAACGACAGCGAAAACGCCGTCGTTAAAACCGAGTTCTACCGCAAAAACCTCGACGCCCTGCGCCGGGCACGCGCCGAGAAAAATAAATCAAAGAAGTAGGATTTCAATTTTTCCGCTTTCCGCTTTCAACTTTTCTCTTTGACAACCAACCAAAACTAACCGCACCAACAAAATCCCCCGCACCAAATGGCAACTTATACAAATTTTGACGTCCCGTTTTTCGCTGACAACGCCTTACAAGGCTTTGTCAACACGCTGGTCCCCATCAACGCATTCTCGACTAACTTCTCCAGCGCAGCCGAGCGCAATACCGGCAGCAACGTGCTGGTCCCATTGATCGGCTCGCTCACCGCCACCACGTTCACCGCATACAACGTCTGCGGCGGCACGGCAAGCGTGATCACCGTCACGCTCAACAAGCGCAAAATCGTGTTGCTGGGCCAGGACGATCTCACCGCGGCGAACAACGCCTACGGCAACAACCTCGGGATGTGGGCCTACCAACAGGGCGTCGCGCTAGCTTACGGCGTGCTGCAGGATATCTGGACATTGCTGACAACCCAAAATTTCGCGATCGCGTCCACGGTCGCCTCCGGTTCATTCACCATCGCGGAAATCCGCAAAGGCCGGCTGCAACTCAACACCAACAAAGCGCCGATGGAACCCCGATCGCTTGTCCTGGATAACGTCCCTTACGACGCGCTGCTGGGCACAAGTTTGTTCCAGTTCGCGCAAGGCACCGGCAGCGCCATGGGCGTCCGCGAGGGCAGCGTCGGCCGAGCGCTGGGTTGCGACGTCTTCGAGACCAACTCGCTCCCGGGCACAAATTCAGTGATGGGCTTCATCGCCCACGCCAGCGCCATGGCCGTTGCCATGCGTTACCTGGCCCCGCAGCGCCCCGATGCCTACATCGAAGCGCGGCCCGTAACCGATCCAGCCAGTGGGTTGACCTTCGGCTTGCGGCATCTCTACGATTTCAACACCGGCACCGAATACCTCGATATCGAGGCGCTCTACGGCTACAGCGCCGGCATCACCAATGGCGCCCGTCTCTTCGGTCGCACAGACTAATTCTTCCCCGCATAGCAGCAGTTCCTCCAAAGCGCCGTGGCCCGCAAAGCCGCGGCGCTTTTCTTTGTCACCAGCGCAAAGGCGTGGGGTTACCTTCGCCGTATTACCAGGATTCAGCAGTTACGATCTATCACGCCGATTGCAGGGAGATTTTATCCGAACTTCAACCCGCAGTTTTAATCACTGACCCAGTTTGGCCCAATGCTTCGGTTCCTTTGGTCGGGTCCGATGATCCCGTTAGATTATTTTCCGAGGCGTGGTCATCCGGTAAATTTTCGAGGGCAGCCGTCCAGATCGGCTGCGACACCCCTCCATTCTTCCTAAACTGCATTGATTTACCATTCTTTCGCCACTGTTGGCTTGAATTAGCGCACGTTGGTTTCAAAGGTCGGCTGTTAATGACCGGCGATGTTGCCATGCTGTTCGGAGAACCACCTTCGGCTAAACCGGGCCAACACGTTATTCCAGGAAGGTTCATCGATTGCGACTCCAAGGGCAAGCAGGCAGACCATCCGTGCCCCAGAAAATTGAATCACGTTAAATGGCTAGTGAAATGGTGGAGCGAGCAAGAAGATACCATCCTTGATTTCATGGCCGGCAGTGGCACAACTCTCCGAGCGGCAAAAGACCTTGGCCGTAAAGCCATCGGGATAGAGATCGAAGAAAAATATTGCGAGATCGCCGCAAAACGCATGGCGCAGGAAGTGTTAGCGCTTTGAAGTGACACGCCTCGTTAGGCGTGGAACAACCGCTCATTTCTCTCTGCATCATTGCTGGCAACGTAGAAGATTACATTGAACGCTGCCTCACCTCATTCGCTCCGATCGCCGACGAAATCATCCTGGTCCGAGCGATAGGGAATCAAGTTCCGGATCGCACCATAGAACTGGCCGAATCATGGAGCCGGGACGCCCTCGTCCCGCAATCCCAACGGCCTGAGGGCAGGCCGTCTCCATCGTTTCGCTGGGCGGAATACGAAAACAAACCCGAGCAAGCCGATTGGCCCCACCTCGACGATTTCGCAGCCGCGCGCAATCTCTCATTCGAACTTGCCACCGGGAAATATCTCTTCTGGGCCGATACCGACGACGTATTCGGCAATTACGGCGAAGACAACTCGCAAATGGCCGAACTGGTGCGCACTCATGCCAGGGACGGAAAATACGAGGTATTCATGTTCCCATATCGCATCTTTGGCCGCGGCGTCATGGTCGACCGGGAACGCATGGTAACGAAAGCGGCCTTCGGAAAAGCTGAAAGTAGAAAGCTGAAAGCTGAAAAAGTAAATCTGCGCTCTCAGCTTTCAACGTTCAACTCTCAGCTTTTCCCCTTCTGGCACTTCCCCGTTCACGAATGCATGAACCTGCCGGATACCGTCGCCGCCGCTAAGGACGAATGGGTGGTCGTCACCCACATGCCGAAATCGGAGAAGCAGGGCAGTAACTCGCGCAACCTAACTATCCTGGAATCAATCCCGGATGCCGATCTAACCCCGGGCCTCCTATACCATCTCCACGGCGAATATCTCGGCATGAAAATGCACGACAAAGCGATCGACTGCGCCAAACGCGCCATGGCCATGCCCGAGATCGGAAACCCGGAGAAATACGAGATGTTCCTTAACCTGGGCAAGATGTGCGAACAACCGCGCACCGCACAAGCCATGTATCACCAGGCTTACGCGGTAGATCCCTGCCGACGCGAAGCGCTCGGACTCCTAACCATTAGCTCAATAGACGATGGCAAACCCGTCAACTCGCTGGGATACGCACGCGCGATGATGGCGTTACCACGCCCGAAAACCCAAAGCTGGAATGATCGCCCTGCCGCTTACCAATATCTCGGGATCGATCTCTACACCCAGGCGCTCCGGGTAAACGGTCTCCCACAGGAAGCCGAGGAATGGCGTCTCCGTTCCCTGTCTGATGCTTCCAAAGACGCTCCGATCATCTCATTGATCCACGCCACACGCGGCCGGCCAAAGCAAGCCAGTTTCGCCCGCAAACTCTGGATGGATCTCGCCGATCGCCCCGACGCCATAGAACACATCTTCGTCTTCGACGCCGACGACCAGGCCTCCCAAATCCTGCAACGAATGCATAGCGGCATGGTCCCACCAGGAGGCGGCTGCGTCCACGCATGGAACTGCGGCGCCGCGCAAGCCAAAGGCCAGATCCTTATCCAGATGAGCGACGATTGGATGCCTCCGCTGCAATGGGACAAACTCATCATCCAGAAATTTGTTGAGGATTACGTTAAATCGAGAATCGAGAATCGAGAATCGCCAGAAAGCGCTCCCCACGATTCACGATGTAACAATTCATCGATTCACGAAGCACTACAGCAACCCCGCGTGTTGCAAGTCAGCGATGGCCATCGCACCGACGATCTCCTCTGCATGGCCATAATGACCCGCAACTATTATCGCCAGGATTTCTTCATGTTCCATCCATGGTTCACCGGCGTTTATTCCGACAATTATTTGTCGCACATGGCCGTCCGACGCAACCAGGTCATCAACGG